TCTCTTGCACTCTACTAAAAACTAGTATATACTTTTGACACTATACATAAATTAATATTCTGCATAGACGCAGTATAGTCGACGGCCTAGAGACTATGTAGAATTTAACTAGGAGAATAATCATGGCAAACACTACGTTTTCGGGACCAGTCATTTCTAAAAATGGCTTTATAAACACAGGTCCTGGTATGACCGTTAGCTTAACAGCTGACACAACTTTAACTGTAGCATCTCATGCTGGCAAAATTTTACTTACAAATGATGCAGATGGTAAATTTACTTTACCTGCAATCAATATAAGTGCAAATGGAGCATCAGCAGGTGATAACGACGTTAACAACTTAAACAACCTTGGTGCAACTTTTCACTTTTATGTAGAAACTGCAGCAACTGATATGGACATTAAAACAAATGGTACTGACAAATTTAAAGGTGGTATCATGATAGCTGTAGATGATGGTGCAAAAAAAGCTTTCATTCCAGCAGCAACTAATGATGTTATAACTATGAATGGTTCTACAAAAGGTGGTATCGTTGGTAGTGTTGTATCTTTCACAGCGATTGATGCAATTACATATTTGGTTCACAATTCTTTATTGCTTGGATCAGGTACTATTGTAACACCATACGCAGACGCGTAATAATTAACTCGAGGTGCCTGGTAATGCAGGCACCTTTTAAAAGGAGGAAAACATGGCAGACACAGTATTAAACACAACTGTATTCGACGGAGCAAAAAAACTTATAACACATTATAACAATGTTTCTGATAGTTCAGGAGGCTCAACTAAAATAGTTGATGTTTCTACATTAGCATCAAACAATGGTAAAACTTGCAAAACAGTAAGACTTAACAAAGTTAGTTTTAATGTATCAGTTACAGCACCAGCGGATGCTGTAAGATTACTTTGGGATGCAACAACAGATGTTGCTTTTCAAACATTAGCAGGAGAAATGGCTTTTGATTATTCTGATTTTGGTGGTCTTAAAAACACTAAAGCAAGTGGATATTCAGGAGATGTTAATTTAACTTTACCAGCTTGCACAGCAGGAGATACAGTTACAGTTGTTTGTGAATGGATTAAAGTCTACGAATAGGAGGCTAAATGGCTAACACAACTTCGGGTACAACTACTTTTGATAAAACTTTTTCTATTGATGAAATAGTAGAGGAAGCTTATGATAGAATTGGAGTATTAGATTACTCTGGTTATCAGTTAAAAACTGCTAGGCGTTCTTTAAATATAATGCTTCAAGAATGGGGCAACAGAGGTATTCACTATTGGGAAATAGGAGAACTTGATCTTGATTTAATTCAAGGACAAGCTGAATATAAATTTTTTAGAGCATCTTCAGATGGTACAAGTGCTACTTCTAATCCAAATGGAGTTTATGGAATATCCGATGTCCTTGAAGCGCAGTTAAGATCAGATAGAACTGCAGCAGATCAATCAGATAGTCCAATGACAAAAGTTGACAGATCAACTTATGGTGCTTTTTCAAATAAACTTTCTCAAGGTACTCCTAATCAATATTGGGTACAAAGATTTATTGATCATGTTAGTATTAATGTTTACCCTACTCCTGATTCTACTAATGCATCTAAAGACATGCATTTCTATTATATAAAAAGAATTCAAGATGTAGGAGAATATACAAATGCAACTGATATGCCTTTTAGGTTTGTACCATGTATGGTTGCAGGTTTATCTTATTATTTATCAATGAAGTATGCTCCACAATTAATGCAACCTATGAAATTAGTTTATGAAGATGAGTTTCAAAGAGCATTACAAGAAGATGGTTCAGCTTCAAGTACATTTATTACACCTAAAGCTTATTACCCAGGAACTTAATGTCTAAGTACGCAACAGGAAAACATTCAAAAGCAATTTCAGATAGATCAGGTATGGAATTTCCATATAGAGAAATGGTCAAAGAATGGAATGGTGCATTTGTACATTATACAGAATATGAACCCAAGCAACCACAACTTGAACCAAAACCAATTGGTGGTGATGGCATAGCATTAATAAATGTAAGACCTGATAGAACAGAACCAATTACAACTGTTATGATTCCTGAAAATGGTTTTAAAACTTATCAAGCAGGATCAGGTGTTATAAATGTAAATGTCCCTGGACATGGTTTAACAAGTGGTACAACTTATTTATTTAGGGGTCCACCTACAATATCACCTGGCACAGGAACATCTACTAATCCTGTTTTTGCTTATGCAACTATTCCTAGTTTTGATGGAATTACAGGTGCACAAATAGGTCAAGGATCAGGATATGCTATAACAACTGGTTTATTTCAAAATGGTCAAACAATAACAACAGATTTTGCATTAACTAACTTTTTCCATTTTACAGTTAACACAGATACTGCTACAACAGGAAATGTAAAAGGAGGAGGTTATGGTTGTTCAATAGGACCTATAACAATATCACCATGATTAAAAAAATTAAATATTTTATTTGTAAAATTTTCAATATCAAAGCATGCCAATGTGAAGTAGATGAACATATTGAAATGTATGAAGAAGTACGTTCTGATAAAGCAGATAAAATACGTAGAAAATATAAAGGAAACTCTGAATAATGACATATGCAGAATTAGTACAAAAAATTAGTGACTATACGGAAGTAGATAGTAATGTTTTAACTTCTACCATTGTTAATGGTTTTATTGAAGATGCAGAATGGAGAATTTACAGAGATGTAGATTCAGATAGTAATAGAAAATATGCTGTAGCTAATTTGGTTGCTAATGATAGATTTATCTCTACTCCAGCAGATGCTTTAGTTATAAGATCACTACAAATAGTAAATGGTGGTGCGGGATCCACGAGAAATTTTTTAGAATTTAGAGATACAAGTTTTATGTCAGAATTTAATTCAACAGGTGTTACTGGAGAGCCTAAATACTATGGTTCTTGGGACGATGACAAGATGGTTTTAGCACCAACACCTAATTCAACCTACCAAGTTCAGTTTAATTATATCTTGAAAATTCCAGGCTTATCGAGTACAAATACTACAACATACTTAAGTAAGTATTTTCCCAACGGACTTTTGTATGCATGTTTAGCCGAAGCTTTTAGTTTTTTAAAGGGCCCTGCAGATCTCCTTCAATTATACGAAGGTAAATACAAATCAGCAATACAGGGATACGCAACAGAACAAATGGGAAGAAGAAGACGTGATGAATACCAATCAGGTGTTCCTCGAGTCGGAGGAAAATAAGAGATATATTATGGCTATAACACAGGCAATTGCAAACGCTTTCAAAAAACAACTGTTAGAGGCAGATCACAACTTTAAACAATCAGGTGGTGATAAATTTAAATTAGCTCTTTATACTTCTTCAGCATCCTTAAACTCAGCTACTACAGCTTATGCTTCAAGTAATGAAGTTAGTAACACTGGAAGTTATTCAGCAGGTGGTGGAGCTTTAGTTAACAATGGTACTTCTATTGGTTCAGGAACTGGTAAAGGTGTTGCTATGGTTGACTTTGCAGATTTGTCTTTTACGTCATCGACAATCACAGCAAGAGGTGCATTAATCTATAACACATCTTCAGCTACAACTAATGCAGCTGTTGCAGTTTTAGATTTTGGAGCAGATAAAACTAGTACGTCAGGGACTTTCACAGTTGTATTTCCAGCGTTTTCAACGTCGGCAGCTATATTAAGAATCTCTGGATAGGATTATTAAATGGCATTAATTGTACATGACAGAGTAAGAGAAACCTCTACCACTACAGGTACGGGTACATTAACTTTAGCAGGAGCCGTCCAAGGCTTTGAAACTTTTTCTAGTGCGATAGGAAATAGTAACACAACTTATTACGCAATCGTTAATCAAGCAAACGCAGAATTCGAAGTTGGTCTTGGAACTGTATCAGCAGGTGCATTAGCAAGAACAACTATAATCACATCATCAAACTCAAACAACGCTGTAGACTTTTCAGCAGGTACAAAAGATGTATTCTGTACTCTACCTGCAACAAAAGCAGTTATAGAAGATGCAAATAGTGATGTTACACTTCCAGCAGATTTAACTGTTACTGTAGACTTAGATGTTGATGGTAATACTACAACAGACGGAATAACTAACGCTGGTAATTTTTCTACAGATGGTGGCACAATAAAATTAGATGGTAACTATCCAACAGGAACAGAAAACACAGCTTTAGGAGATACAGCTTTAGATTCAGTTCAAGCTGGTGGTAATTACAATGTTGTATTAGGTAGTAGAGCTGGAACAAATATTACAACAGGAGATAATAATGTAGGTGTAGGTGCATATGCTTTGTGTGATATACAAACAAATTCACAAAATGTAGCGATTGGAACAGAATCATTAAAGAAAAATACAGCAAGTAATAATACAGCAGTTGGATATATAAGTTTAAGATGTAACACATCAGGTGCTGATAATACATCAGTTGGATTATGTTCTTTAACAGCTAACACAACAGCATCTAACAATGTAGCTGTTGGTAGTGCTGCTTTAAGATTAAACACTACAGGAGCAAATAATGTTTCAGTTGGTAGACAAGCTTTGTGTTCTAATACTACAGCAACTTGTAATACTGGTATTGGAGATAGAACTTTATGTTC